GCTAATAAAGATGATTAAAAAATTTACTAAATTTATCGGAACATTGAAAGAAAATGTGCCTGATAGTCGAGCAGACTTGATGTTACAGACTGGTAAACTTAATGTTTTGAAACAAGATAAAGATGATTATGATAGAGGATTACTTGTAAGATTAAACAAAGATGGTAGTTATTCAATCGCATATTGGGCCAATGAACTTGTTCCTTATCCAATAGAAGTTTTACTTGACGGAAAGTCAGTAAAAAAAGATGCCAAGATTATTAAGTTAAATTTTCATCCAAAGAGACCAGAGAAAAAAGATGATTAAAAAATTTAATGTATTTGAAGCACCAGGTAAAAATGTAGTGTTTGCATTTGGTAGATTTAATCCACCAACAACTGGTCATGAAAAATTAATTGATAAGACTAAACAAGTTGCAGGTTCAGACGAATATAGAATCTATCCAAGTTTTTCACAAAATCCAATGAAAGACCCACTTCCTCATGCATTGAAAATTGCATATATGAGAAAGATGTTTTCTAAACACAAAAGAGCAATTATTGCTGACAAGACTGCTATAACAGCAATTAATATTGCAGTTAAATTATATGACCAAGGGTTTACAAATTTAACAATGGTTGCAGGTTCAGATAGAGTAAAAGAGTTTAGTACATTATTAAAAAAGTATAATGGTGTTGAAGGGAAACGACACGGATTCTATAAGTTTGATAATATTAATGTTGTATCTGCTGGAGAGAGAGACCCAGACGCAGAAGGTGTATCAGGTATGTCTGCTAGTAAAATGAGATATCATGCTCACAAAGGTGAATATGATGATTTTGCAGATGGTTTACCTAGAGGATTTAAAGACGGAAAAAAACTATTCAGAGATGTAAGAAAATACATGGGTATAAGAGAACAAAAAGATATGGGTGTAATGGACGAATACGAACAGTTACGAGACAATTATCTTACAGGCCAAATATGGAACATCGGTGATTTAATTGAAGCAAAAGGAATTGAAGGAAAAATTATTCAAAGAGGAACAAACTATATTTCATTTAATGATAAAAATGGTAAAGTTCACAAAGCATGGTTGCATGAAGTTAAACAAGATGCAGATGTTAAAGACAAAAAAGGTACACAACCTGCGAAATACTTTGCAGGTGTTTCTAAAAAAAGTAAAGATGCTAGAGATGCTCACTTTAAAAAGGGTTCAAAAATGGATGATGATAATCCAGCTGCATATGCTCCAGCACCAGGTGATGCAAAAGGAAAAACTAAACCAAGTAAACATACTAAGAAATATAAGCAAATGTTCGGTGAAGACATGCCAATAACTATGGACAAAGACTTACAAGAAAAGATTGAAGGTTTAGTAAAGAAGGCTGAAAAGTCAGGTATTTCCTACGGAATATTAAAACAAGTTTACAATAGAGGAATGGCTGCGTGGCGAACTGGTCATAGACCTGGTACTACCCCACAACAATGGGCCTTTGCAAGAGTTAATTCTTTTGTAACTAAATCAAAAGGAACATGGGGTGGAGCTGATAAAGATTTAGCTGCAAAAGCAAGAGGAACAAAAGAAGCATACGATATTGGTAAAGACTATGCAGACCATACAAAAAAGATTGACCCATATTCTGCACCAGATGAAAAGAAAAAAATTACAAAAGAAGAAATTGAACAATGGTATAAAGACGAGAAAATTCATGAGAAGTATGAGTTAAAATATGGTAATGACTGGTACATTAAATTAACTGAAACTAAAAATAAATTACTTGAAAAAATTGAACCAGTTCACACTAATTGTGGTACACCAGATTGTTGCATGGAATGTGATACTGCTGAAGCAGTTGTAGTTAAACCTATCAAAGAAAAAAGAGATTCCTTTGGACAATTTATGTTAAAAAATGCATGGGGTGAAATAACCGAAGATGCAGAGTATCAAGGAAGAAAAGTTAAACTTAATAATCCTACAACAGGTGATAGAAAAAAATATAAAGTTTATGTAAAAAATGATAAAGGTAATGTCGTCAAAGTAGAGTTTGGTGACCCAAATATGTCTATTAAAAGAGATGACCCAAAAAGAAGAGCCTCATTTAGAGCAAGACATAACTGTGACCAAAAGACTGACAAAACAACAGCAGGTTACTGGTCTTGTAAATTTTGGAGTACGAAATCCGTAACGGACTTGATGAAGGGATAATATGGCTGAAACTTTAACAGATTTTATGTCTCTTGTAACTGATGAAAACAGTAAGGCTACAAAGATAAAAGAAGAAAAGGAAAAGAGATTTTCACCAAGAATTTCTGTTGGGGAATCTTTATCTGATTTTTTTAATATACTTGCTGAGGCACCTAGAATTCCTAGAAAAAAAGGTCAACCTGCAGGTTCAGATAAACATAGTGATTTATATACAGACGAAAATCCAAAAGGTACAATACAAGGTTTAAAATTTGCAACTGTACAAGATGCAAAAGATAGTGTAAAGAAAATTATTAATTCTGGTAAAACACATGCACACAAAATACAAGCTGCAGTGGCAATGGAACAAAGAGCAAGAGAAATGGGTAAAACTTCTGAAGCCGCAGTTTATCGTAAATATATTGATGCAATGAAAATTAAAACTAAAGAAATGCAAAAAGAAAGTGCTGATGAACCACAAACAATAGAAAAACATTATCACACTAGAGAAATTATTAGAGAGGTTCCTATGGAATCTAAAGAAGTTATTTCGCATGAAGATAACGCAGAAAGAATAGATGTACTAAAAACATTTTTTAATAAGTTAGATTCATTTGATAAGAAATTAGAAGAGAAGACTGAAATAGCAGCTGGTCACATGTATGCTGATAAGATGACTAATCATCTTCCTAAGAAAGAAGAATTAAACGAAATTGAAAATATAAGAAGAGAATTTAATCACTTCAGAAAAATGGTATCCGAACAAATGTCCACAATTGGTGGCGGCGGTGCTGTAAGACTACTTGACTTGGACGACATTGATACATCATCACTTGGTAATGGAAAATTTTTAGTATTTAATTCTACTAGTGGAAAACTAGAATTTACAGACCAAGTGGATGGTAACTAATGTCATTAAAAATAAAACTTAAAAAATTTACAGCAAGTTCAGGTACACCTAGTACCTCTGATTTAACAGATGGTGAAATAGGTATTAATCCTACCCAACAAAAGATATTTGTTAATAACAGTGGTACAATTGTTGAACTAGGTGGTGTTGATGCAGCCTTAGATTTATCAGCAGTTGCACAAGATATTATACCTGATGGTAATGGTACTAGAAATTTAGGAAGTGCAACAAAACGATTTGGAGAATTATTTCTTGCTGGAGAAACTATTAACTTAGGTGGTGCAACAATTTCATCTGACGGAACAGGTACAATTGCAGTATCAGCCAATGGTGTAACACTACCAGACAATTCTCAAACAGCATCAGGTGAAAAACTTGCGATTGCAGATACAGAGGGAACACCAATAAAAAGAGTTCCATTGTTTACTGCATCAGGTGGTTTAAGTACTGCTGCAGTTACATTTACATTTAAGACAAGACCAAGTACAACAAGAGTGTTTAATGGTTTTAAATTGGCAAATGGAAATGATTTACAAGCAGAAGGACAGACGCAAATATTCGAGTTTTAAAGGATAAATAGAAACATGGCAATAAAAACACCAATTAGAACAGTCTTTGATGGCTCAAATAATGCGACAGGACTTGCAGAATTTCAATCTGGCGAGTTTATTGGATTAACGCATGGTGGTATTGGTGCGTCTTTATCTATCGGTAGTGCTGGACAAGTTTTAAAAGTAAACTCTGGTGCAAGTGCTTTAGAGTTTGGTACTGTTGAAGCAGTATTAAATATTGATGGTATGACTGATGGTTCAAGTGTTACTATCGTTGATGGTGATGACTTTGCAATGTCTGATGGTGGAACTGAAAAAAAAGTTAACGCATCTCAAATTGCAACTTATGTTCAATCAGAAATTTCATCTTTACCATTAAGTCAAACGGCATTAAGTGCTGGAACAGGTATTACATTATCAACAAATACCTTAAATGTTGATGCAGCCCAAACAGGTATTACATCCTTACTTGCAACTGATATTAAAATTGGTGAAGACGACCAGACTAAAATAGATTTTGAAACAGCAGATGAAATACATTTCTATGCGGCTAATGCCGAACAAGTTTTTGTTTCAGACGGAGTATTTGGCCCACAAACAGATAGTGATGTTGATTTAGGTACAAATGCACAACGCTTCAAAGATGCTTATATAGATTCTTTAACAACAACTGCAAATGCAGCTGTCGGTGGTAATTTAACAGTAACAGGCGACTTTACAGTTAATGGTACAACAACAACTGTAAATAGTTCAGTAACAACAGTTGATGACCCAGTATTTACTTTGGGTGGAGATTCAGCACCTGGTTCAGATGATAATAAGGACAGAGGAGTTGAGTTTAGATATCATACTGGTTCTGCCGCAAAAATAGGATTTTTTGGATTTGATGATAGTACAGGTAAGTTTACATTTATACCAGATGCAAGTAATTCAAGTGAAGTATTTTCAGGTACTGCTGGAACAATTGTTGCAACAACTTTTGAAGGTAACTTAACAGGTAATGTTACAGGTAATACTTCTGGTACAGCTGCCACAGTAACAGGAGCAGCTCAATCTAATATTACTTCATTAGGAACATTAACAACTTTAACAGTAGATAGTGTCATTGTTAACGGTGCAACTATTGGCCACACAGATGATACAGATTTAATTACACTTGCAGATGGCATTGCCACAGTAGCAGGTGAGTTATCTGTTACTACTTTAGATATTGGTGGAACAAATGTTACATCAACAGCTGCTGAATTAAATCTAGTAGATGGTATTACAGCAGGTACAGTTATTGCTAGTAAAGCAATTATAACAGATTCAAACAAAGATATAACAGGTGGTAGAAATATTACTATCTCTGGTGAACTAGATGCAGCCACATTAGATATTTCAGGTAATGCAGATATAGATGGTACTCTTGAAGCAGATGCAATTACAATCGGTGGAGTAACACTAGCAGAAACTATTTCTGATACTGTGGGTGCTATGGTTTCATCTAATACAGAAACTAATATAACAGTTTCTTACGATGATGCTGATAATACTTTAGACTTTGTAATTGGTACACTTAATCAAGATACTACTGGTAACGCAGGTACTGCCACTACATTAGAAACAACGAGAACAATTGCTGGTCAATCATTTAATGGTTCTGCTAATATAGCAATTGCATCAACAGATTTATCAAATACAAGTGCGATTGCATTATTAACAGCATCGCAAACAATGACTAACAAAACATTAACATCACCACAAATCAATACACAAATTGATATGTTGGCAAGAGCAGAAATGAGATTCCAAGATGCGTCAGGTGGACAATATGTGGCGCTTGAGGCACCTGCAACTGTTTCAAGTAATGTAACATTTACACTACCTGCGGCAGACGGAGATGCTGACCAATTTATTAAGACTGATGGTTCTGGTGCATTATCTTTTGGAAGTGTTGGACAACAAGGTTTTGTAAATTCTACCTTGACAACTACGCCTGGAAATGTTAACTTTGATTTAGCAAAAAGCAATAATGCTGGTGATGCTGAAACTGGATTTGATACAACTGCATTAGATGTATTTGGTGTTGCAATAGGATTTGTATTTGATGCAATGGAGCCAATTGGCGCTAGTACGGATAATAACCTAGATTTAGGACAGTCAGGTAGTATCTAAGAACTTATAAATAGGTATATGGGGAAAAAATATGTCAAAATATAGTAAAACAGACACACAACTCTACAATGAGGTGTTAAATCCGAAGGATGGTGCTGGTGCATATGTTAAAGATTTTAGAAAATCTGATGCCCCACAGTTCAAAGGAAAAACTGAAAAGGAAAAAGATAAGATGGCAGTAGCTGCATATCTAGATGCAAAAGACAAGAATGAAAATTTTCAAATAGCTGCTAACGAAGAAAAGGTTAAAATTACAGATATGAAAGATGCAAGTGTTATGAAAACTATTTCACAAGCATTAAAAAAAACGAAGGATGTTAAAGCAACAAAGATACCAGGTGGTATTGAGTTAGATGGTGATATTAAATCATTAACTACTGTTGTTGATATTCTCTTTAATAAAACAATTAAAGGGGGTAGTTTAGAAACACCTGCAAAAATAAGATTAAGTAAAGAAGAAATAGAAGAATCTATTTCAATCAAACCTTACAAAAATGCAAAAGACCCATCTAAGAAAGGTTTAGAAATTAATAAGTCTGGTGGTATGAGTGGAAGCATTTTTATTAAAGATAAAAAAGAATTAAAAGATTTAATGAAAAAACTTACACAAGCAAGTAAATTATCTGGTTTAAAAGAAGAAATAGAAGAAAAATTAAAAATACCAAATATGAAAACTATCAAACTTAAAAATGGTGCTAAAGTACTAGACAAAATTTATACAAACAGAACACAGGCTGACAATGCGGCTAGTTCTTTAATGAAACAACACAAAGGTGCAAAAGCAGATGCCTATCAATCACCTTTCAATAGTAAATTTTATGTTAGAATTAAAGAAGCATTAGATAAAGAAGATGAACCTAAAGTAAAAGAAATTATTAAAAAACTCAAGGGTGCAAGTAAAGCACATGCTGGACAAGCATCTGATTTAGAAAAATCAATAAAAGAAGACGGACACATGGATGTTCCAAGTTCAATAAGAATGTGTAAAACAATTAGTGAAGATGCTAGTCAAATAGAACAATCTCTTTCATCAAGAAGTGATGAAAATTTAGACACATGGTGGACAAATAAACTTGCTGTTGCAAGTAATTCGATGAACAAATTAAGAGACTATATTACTACACCAGTAGAAGAGGGAAGAAAATCACGATATGGAGTAACACCTTCAAAGAAAAGATATGACCCAGATAGTGGTGAAATACATGATGATGAAAGTGCTAACAAGCATATCATTATGCAAATGAGAAAGTCTGTTGATTTGAAAGGTAACTTTAAAGTAGAATTCGAAGACGGAAAGAAACAAAAGGTACCATTAGATATCGCACGAGCAGTAAGTAATAAGTATAATATGATTAAAAGACCAGCAGAAAAAGAAAAATTTCAAAAGGCTGCTGGAAAGTCCTATAAAGATTTACTTAAGGCATTAAAGGAGAAATAAATGACTTATTTTAATAGAAACTCTGAAGGTCTTGAGAATAAAATCAAACAGATTTTCGGTGAAACAGTTGCAAACGAAGGTAACAAATTTACAAAAGCACTAATGGCTGCAAGAGAGAATGGTAAAAAGTTCTTTGCAGTTAACGGTAAACAATACGAAACAGAATCATATAAGAATTACAATGAAGAAAAAGATGATTTCAAACCTCATATGATGTATGACCCAAAAACAGGTAAAGGTACTATGGCGAAAGTTATGGATGACCACCTAAGAATGAAGAAAATGGGTTACACACACGAAAAGCCAAATGTTAAAGAGACTAATAAGAATGATAAGTCTGACGATGGTGAAGGTATGGACGCAGTTCAACCTAAGGCAGTAAAGAAAAAGTTCGCTGACAGAAAAGATAAAGATATCGATAATGATGGTGATACAGATTCTACTGATAAGTATTTACATAAGAGAAGAAAAGCAATCTCAAAAGCAATAAAGAATGAAGATACAGCACTTAAAAAGATGCATGACGCTTGGGAAAGTAAACACTTATCTATGAAAGAAGCTCTTAAACAAGTTTGGGAAAATCAAAAAGAAGCAATGAATCCAGCACAACAGGCTGCAATTGCAATTTCCAAAAAAGAAAAAGGCGAAAAACCAAAAGATAAACAAGAAAAAACTATGACTGGTAAGAAAGAAACCAAAGTAGAAGTTAATCCAAAGGTTTAAGATGATTTCACTTGTCGAAGTACAAAAGACAAGTACAGAGGATTTGCCACAAATATATTGTGACATGGACGGAGTTCTGTGTGACTTTATAAGAGGTGCGAATAAGGCTGTCAATGGTTTATTTGTAACTGCTGATAGAAATACCCGTTGGGATAAGATTATCGCAGGTGGTTCAAAGTACTGGGCTGATTTAGAGTGGATGTCTGGTGGAAAGAAATTATATCAGTTTATCGCAAGATATAATCCTAAGATTTTATCTGCATATTCTGATAAAATGGCGGCTAACTCTAAAAAAGGTAAGTTGCAGTGGTTACAGAAACTTACTAATATTAAACGAAAAGACACTAATTTAGTGTTGCGTGACCAAAAGAAAAGATTCGCAGTTACGAATGATAGACCAAATATTCTAATCGATGACTATAAAAAGAATATAATAGAATGGGAATCAGCGGGTGGTATAGGAATATTACATGTAAATACTGCGAAAACTCTATCTGAACTCAAAAGACAAGGGTTTAAATAGTATAAATAATGTTAAAAGATTTTATAAAATCACATAAAGGAGACTAACATGGGATTATGGGGAGTAACAACAGCCGAAAAACCTAAATTCTTGCCTGATGACAAGAATGCAGCGGGTTCGTCTGGTGCCAAAGAACACGCCATTGCGGTTAAAGGCGGCTGGGGTTTAACACCTGGTCTCGCTGCTAGTGGTAACGACAATAAAGATGCACAACCAGAAATACTGGTTTGTGTAAAAAATTTAGCAGAGGCATTTGGTTCTGCATCAATCATAGGTATAAATTGGACTGACGCAACTGTCGCTGATACTGGTACATTTGATATCACAGTAACATTTGACGAAGCAGTAGATGTAACATCAGCTGCTTGGAGTGCCGACCAAGTAATTACAAACAAAGCATATATCTTACTATCAAGAGTTGGTAAAACAGACATGGTAGAAGATAGTACAATGGCTTGTATGTATTTCTCTGGTTCAGGTTCAAACCAATTAGTATTCAGAGGAACAGCTCAAACTAATGCAGCTGCAGCTCACCTTGCTTTCAATGGCGAAGGCGTAGGAGATTCAGGTATTGTAACAGGTATTAACTTTAATGGTACAGCAACATTAGACGAGGAAGATAGTTCTTCAGCATTAAGTTTACGTTTAGAAAACGGAACTTCATTTGGTGGAAAATTACTTGCTGAAGGTAGTGCTGGTAAATCTGCAAAAGTTAACGGTGCAATCACAACTGCAACAACAGCATTAGTATTAGATAACAACTCTGGTACAATCGCAGTAGGTGATGTTGTAACTGTAAAAGATACATCAACTCTTGCAATTAATGATGCTGATGGCAATACTGCAATTTCTACAAACAATGACTTAACTGTAACTGCAACTAATGGTTCAACATCTGTAACATTAAGTGAAGCAATTACAATCGCAGATAATGTTGATTTAATATTCAACACTAACGGTGGTGAAGAAATTATTGTAGATGCTCTAGGTTTTGGAGTAGCAGGTCCAGCATTTGCTACAAGAAGCGATATTATGACAATTACTAGAACTGGTGCCGATGAATCAGTAGGTTTCACATTAGAGGAAGCAACTACTGACTTAGCAGGTATCTCTAACCAAGACGGACATACTTTCCAATTGGTACAAGAATCTGGTAACGCTGCCGATGACAATAGTGACGGTAGAAACGCCGAAGTAATCAATGGAGACGCACTGGTTGTTGAGACATCATTAAGTGATTCTGCAACATTCCTTGCTTCTGGTTCTTCATCAGGTACTGCAAACATCCTAAGAGGTGTAGATGTGGCTGCCTCATAAGGCGTATAAATAAGTTTACTACGGATTATTCCGTTGTATTAATACATATGGGGCCCCTAAAAAAGGCTCCGTGATGTAAGATAGGGGCAACCTGATTTCTTACAGTAGAATCCCACCAATAATATGGTGGTTAACATAAAAGGAGACCTTAAATGGCTGATTTAAAAATCACGGCATTAACTTCACTAGCAGCTGCTACAGCAAGAGAAGATTTATTGCACATTATCGATGACCCTTCAGGAACACCGATAAACAAAAAAGAAACAGTTGGAGATTTTTTCAACGCATTATCAACAGCAGTAACACTTGCAGACAGTAACGTAACTTTAACAGAAGCGCTACACGCTGGAAGAATTTGTATTACACCAAACGTAAGTGCTAATAGAACATATACATTACCAACACCAAAAGTTGGAATGGAATTTAGATTTATTGGTCCTACAGGTTTAGCTGCGGCTGATGGTCATTCTGTGATTATCGCTTCAGGCGCTGGTAACTCAATTTTCTTTAAAGGACAATTAGTACACCACGATACAAACCAAACTGGTCAAACATCAGCAGTTATTTTTAGTGACCAAGATTCAAATGAGACACTAACTTTAGCAATTGCACAAGCACACGATATTACATGTCTTGGTACATCAACTACTACATGGCAACTATCTGGTTTTGTGGCATCTGACACAGCACCAGCATTCGCTGACTAAGAGTAATTAATACTTTTTTGGGGGCTCTTTTTGAGCCCCTAATTATTCACACATATTATTATTAAGGAGTGATAATCATGAGTTTGGAAACAGACAAAATAAAAGCAAGACTTGATACACTACAAACAGATATGCAAAAACTATCTGCAAGTATTCAAGACCTTGAAAAAAAGAAATTAGAAGCAATTGCTCAATTGAACGCATTTCAAGGTGCGGCTCAACAATGTCAAATGTTTCTTACAGAAATTAATAATGAAAAGGCCTCGAGCGACAACCCTGGTGATATGGGAACACTTCCTGATACACCTGATGATAAGTATGAAACGAATCAAGAAAAGGATGACGCTGAAGCACCAATGTGATTATAGTGTATGCTATAAGTAAAATTCCTCAAAAGAGGTATAAATTAAGGAGACGGTAATGGCCGATAAGAAAATTACAGCATTAACAGACCTTTCAACAGGTATTGCTTCTGCTGATTTACTACATGTAATTGATGACCCTTCAGGTACACCAATTAACAAAAAAGTTTCAGTAGCAAACTTCATTAACAACTTACCATCATTTATTGGATTTTCAAATTCAGTAGAAGATATTTCTGATGGTTCACAAACAGCAATCTCTGTTTCAACAGCATTAACTCTGTTACAAACAGCAGGTTCTAACGCAACAACACTTGCTAACGGTACAGTAGTTGGACAAATAAAAATCATCGTACACGATACTGATGGTGGTACATCTGTTCTGACACCTGCAACAAGATTAGGTTATGCAGACATCAACTTCGCAGACGATGGTGATACAGCAACCTTGTTGTGGACAGGTGCTGCTTGGGCAGTTCTATCAACAGTGGCAATGGCCGGTGATAGTGGCTTAGTGGATATCGCTAACTAATATATACTTTTATGGGTGGGGATTTATTTCCCCACTCTTAAAAAAAGTTAGGAAAGAGCAAAATGAAAAATTTTAAAAAATACATCGATGAAGCTGCAGGCGTTGGTACACAACATCAAGGGTTCCAAATGGACAATCAAATTAATCCAGCTGCACTTGCAAACCCAGTAGTAATACAAAGATTAAATGCATTTGTTGGTGCTATCGTAAACGAACAAACTAAAATTGTTGAAGATGCGATATCAATGTTAAGAAGCAAATTGATGAGAGTTGGATTACAATTCGGTGAAGTACCTATGTTTGAAGGCAACACAGGTTCATACTCACTACCTTTGTCATTGTTTGGTGGAAGATTCGGAAAAGATGAAAACACACCTCATGATGAGTTTCTAAACGATGATGGCATTTCTAATCAAGTGGAAGGTGGATTATCACTTAAACTTAGTTATGAAATGACAGAGGCAAATTGTTATAAGATTTTCGCAAAAATAGAATAGTAAAACATGTTCGAGAAGATTACTTCCGAAAATGTCATTATGTTTGCGATAAAGAACTATAACAACCCACAATGTGAGGGTGAGTTAGAGTTTCATGATGATTTGAATAGGTTTAAATATATTAAAAGATTGTTTAAAAAGTATTTTGAAACAGGCGAATTAAGAGAACGCTTGTTACTTAATCATTTTATAATAATTAACAATGTATTTACCTCAACTGCCGCGGTTACTTTACTCTTGTTTAAAGTAGAGAAACAACATTGGGGTGTGATGAAATCTTTCCTAGTTTATTTAAATATGATTGAGAAACACGAATTAACAGATGTTCAACATGATGAACATGCTTTGGAAATTTTAAGGGGAATATAATGGGTAGAGCAGTAGATTTATTTGTAACTTATAGATTTATTAAGTTACTTACAACACCATTTGAAAAGATGCCTGCGTATAAGTTAGGTGTCATCGATAAAGATGGTAATAGAGTTTTACAACCTAAATCTTCAAAACCAGCCGTTGAATTATCAACATCCGAATTACAAAGTTCATACACAATACTTCACAAATTAGTTTTCAATATTAAAAAGATTTTTATGAAAATACCGGGTTTGAAAACAAAAGTCGGAACATATGCGGCTGCATTATTCCTATTAAAAGATACATTTAAAGAGGAAGTATCAGACCCAGATATGTTTGAAAAAGAGTTTATTAAGTATCTTAAAGAGAATAATGTTGACTTTGATGACGAAATATCAGAAGAAATCATTGGATTTGGTGAACAATTACCAAAAGGACGATATCGTTTAAAACAAGATATACTAAATAAGCAAGAAGAAGAATTAACTGCTAAGAAGGGTGATATCGTTATTGCATTTGACGATGAAGCACCTGTCGATACAGTATTAGGATTAGAGATTTTTTCAGTAGTACACGAAAAGTCACAAGAAAAAATCTATGTTAGTTTAGAGGATTTAGAAAATGCGTAAGTTTATAGAAGTAACACCTTTCTCGGGTAGACCAGTGGATGAAGACGCACCAACAAACGCAACGGGTACTGCTGTTGCTGGAACAGGTGATGATAGTTCAGTTGTACCAGTAAAAAAGAAAAAAAGATTAATAGACGCAAGAACAAAAGAATATAGAACACATGCTGAAAAGTTAGCAAAGATGCGTGAACGAAGAAGTAAATTGAAAGAAAGTGTTTTATCAAAATCAGATAGTTTTGAACGAGCATTATATATGGTCGAAGATAACATCAAAATGTTAAAAGACATAGTTAAAAAGAAACAAAACAAATCAATCAAATTTAAAGACGGCACAATGAGAGTTGACTTAATGACTGCAAGTACAATTACCCAAGTATATGATAAAGTAAATGCATCAAATAAAAAGAAAATTGAAAACATGGTAAACAGTACTAAAAAAGACTTTCTAAAAATATCTAATGCTGTATATTCTATAGCCAACAAAAGATAATATGCCCCTAACACTTAAAGAGTATGGTCTGGCTTATGAGCCTTCAGGTAGAAGTCAAGCATATGGACTGTATGAACCTATCGCTGATTTAAATGCATCAAAAGAAAAGAAAGTTACTCAATCAGATATCAACCAATTAGAAAAATACGCAGATAGATTATTTGCATCATTAAATATAGATGTAGAATTTACAAAACATTTTATGGACAGAGTGAACGATGCAAGAAATCAAAAACAAATTACCCCAGCAGAACTTACAAGACTTTTCAAACAATCCTATAAAAAGTACGGTAAAAAGATTGCTAAGTTAGGCCCAGATGCAGAAGCAGTTATTAATGATATGCAAACAGATATCAATATGCCTTTTGCATTGAAATTAGACGGACAAGAACTTGACCTTATTGCAAAGACAGTAATGAGAAAAAAGGACTTTAAGACAAGTGGCCCAAAGATGAGTTTTGAACAGTTCAGAAACGAAAGTTTATGGGCGAACATACATAAGAAACGACAAAGAATCAAACAAGGTTCTGGTGAAAAGATGAGGAAGAAGGGTGACAAGGGAGCTCCAACACCTTCACAATTAAAAAGAGCTAAGGGAGATTAAAATGGAAATAATAGATTTATTACTAGCGAATGAATATTTGCTAACAGTAAAAGCATTGGCAACTAAATTTTGGATGTGGACAGTATTAATCACATTAATTATTGTAGGATTTATCATCAATCTTTTCGACAAGAAAAAGACAGATGGTCGTGTCAATTTTAAATATACAGATTATCCACATATGAAACCAATCAGAATTGCTACAAAAGGCAAAGGTTTTTTCGCAATGATTAAAATGTGGCTTCTAGGAGTAAGACATTGGGAAATCACAACAGATTTTTCATTTTCAGTAGAAGGAAAAAAGTTTATCATACCAGCAGGTTTTAAGTTCGATGGTGCAAGTATTCCAAAATTCTTGCATATGTTTTTATCACCAGTCGGGGTGCTGTTAATAGGTGGTCTTGTACACGATTATGCGTACAAGTATGAAACCTTATTAAGAAGTAATAAGAAGGATACCATGGGTAAGTTATCTCAAAAAAGAGCAGACCAAATCTTTAGAGATATAAACATCGAAGTAAATGGTTTCTTCTTAATGAACTATCTAGCATATTGGTCTTTAAGACTAGGTGGATTCATGGCTTGGAATAAACATCGAAAAAACGGTGCCAAGGTATAACAACCATTAAATAAGGAGAATCTTATGGATTGGATAAAAGGAAGAATAAAAGAAATGTCAAGTTGGTCAGGCGCAAGTCTGATTGCCTTAGGCATGTTGATAATACTTGGAGGCCCTTTCGTAAACATACTAGCATACGCAGCTGTAGTTTGGGGAGCTCTATCCATAATTAAGAAAGACTAATTAATTGGTAGGCATTAGATTATTTTTAATTGGTATAGTCGCCAGTGCTTTAATAGGTGCTGGCTTCTATGTTATGAAATTAAGAAGTGATAACGAAATATTAAAAGCAAATGCCATTAAGTTGGAAGATGCGATTACTGACCAAAAACAGTTAATCGAAAATCAACAAAAAGACTTTGAACAGATTCTAAATGCCAATAAGGAAATGACAATTCTTATTGACACACTAAAAAAAGATTTAACAGACTTAGATAAAAGATTTAATAAAAAGAACAGAGATTTTGGTAAACTTGCAATTGAAAGAACAAAATCAATTCAGAGAATTACGAACAGCGCTAGTGATAGAGCAACTCGTTGTATTGAAATTGCTAGTGGTTCGCCATTAACAGAAAGTGAAATAAATGCTACAAAGAAATCTGAAATTAATACAGAGTGTCCTAGTATCGCTAATCCTAATTACATTTCTTACTAGTTGTAGTTCGGTTAAAAAATTAGAGATATTTAAAGAGGAAGTACCAAGAGCAAAACTTAACTTGGAAAGTCCTAAACCTTTAGTTCTTGAAAGAATAGAGTGGCATGTCATGACAAGTGAAACATCTGAAGAACTTTTCGCAAAACTTGAAAAGGATGGTATTGACCCAGTTCTATTTGGCATAACAGATATAGACTATGAAATGTTAGCTAAGAATTTTGCAATTATTCGTAATCAATTATATTTAACAAATAAGATACTTGACCAATACAAAGACTACTACGAATCTGAAGAAATTACAGAAACAGAATAATATAAATATACTTCGATGAGAGGAACTATAAATGTCTGACGACCAATACAAATTAGATATTGAAATGCTGAAAAGAGATGTTTCAGAAATGAAACTTATTCACAGTCGTATAGATAATGCAATAGATAAGATATCTAATGTATCTAACTCTATTAATAGAATGCTCGCAGTTCATGAAGAAAAACTCACATCTCAAGAAGAAGCAATCATAAATTCACAATCACTCGTTGAAACTCGAAGAGCAGAGTTTTCCAATGAAATCAAGGAAATTCACGACCGTATTACTAGTAATAACAAACAACTTACTCAACTGATGTCTGAACAACATCTTGAACAAACACAGGCGCTAAACGGCCTTAAATCCGATATTTTCGGGCGTGTAGCAGTATTGGATAAGTTTAGATGGTTACTTATAGGTGGTTCAATAGTAGCTGGATTTGTTATACACAAATTAATGAATATTGGCATAAGTATCTCTTGACAATCACTTATTAACCTTCTAGAATTGAGGAAATGACGAAGTATAAAGTACAAACTCACAAAATACATGTGAGACATCTAGAAGTTAGTGCTGAATCAGAAGAAGAAGCGATTAAAGTTGCTCACAAGATAGTTGACGGTTTGACGCACCAAGTGCCTAAAGTTACGTACGAAAAAAAATTAAAAAGTATAAGAAAAGTCAAAGAAATTAATTGACAATCCCACCTAAGTGTGGTATAGTTTCATCATGGATATGTATCTACAACAAAAGTACCTGCTTTTGTTATCTTCACAATTAGGACAGTTTAAGAAAAAGAGTAACAATCTCTTTAATTTTCGATGTCCATATTGTGGTGATTCACAAAAACACAAGAACAAGGCAAGAGGTTATGTCTTTGAAAAGACTAATACTCTTATTTACAAATGTCATAATTGTGGTGTGGGTACAAATCTTCCTAAACTTATTAAACATGTAGATGAGAAGTTATATAGTGAATTTTGTACAGAGGCCTATCGTGCAGAGATACCAAAAGATATTGCCAGAGGTGAAAGAATTGATGAAGAAAAGTTATCCACAAATGTGAGGAAACTGTTAATGGAATCTAATTCTAGATTACGCAGTTTGAAAAAAGTTTCACAACTAAACCCTGAACATCCTGTCAAAAAATTTATTGAAGATAGAAAGATACCGTCTGATAAACATTATCTTTTATATTTTGCCCCACAGTTTTATAAGTTTGTAAATACAATTAGTGATAATAAGTATCCTAGTTTAGTTGGTGACCATCCTAGATTAGTGATACCATTTTTTAATGAAAAAAATCAATTATTTGCTTTGCAAGGAAGGGCATTCGGAAATGAAAATCCTAAATACATCACAATCAAATTGGACGAAAATCAAGAAAAAATATTTGGAGCTGATAGAGCAGATTGGAATAGATAAGTTTGTGTTGTGGAAGGCCCTATTGATAGCCTTTTTGTTGATAATTGTATTGCGACTGCTCAATCTGACCTAAGAGTTTACAGAGACAATGTTGTACTAATACCAGACAATGAACCTCGTAATGTAGAAGTTGTTAATCAGATTACAAATTACATTGATGAAAAATTTGATGTTGTTATTTGGCCAGAGTATGTAAAAGAAAAAGATATAAACGAAATGATTCTTTCAGGAAAAACTGAAAGAGATATTAAGGATATTATTGCTCAAAATACCTTTAATGGTTTATTGGCAAAAACTAAATTATTGCAATGGAAAAAAGTTTGACTTATTGTGTAAAGGCCTTTGATGAAATTTATTCTGATAATGCAAATCGTTATAGATTGTGTTGTCATGCAGATATTAATAAAACAATATCTTACATGAATACAACAAACACACTACCATTTGATTATTTTTTATCAGATGCAATGGAAGAAATTCGTAATGATATGTTATCAGGTAAAAAGATACAAGGTTGTGAAGGATGTTATGAAAGTGAAAAACGAACAGGTTCTAGTCATAGAACTCATTTTAATAATATCACAGAAAATAATATAGAAGTTAACAATGTTATTACAAAGTTAAAAAATTTTGGTAGTCGTTGTAATCTTGGATGTTATATGTGTCGTCCTTATGATTCATCGACAAGAAGACAAGAATTAAAAGCTGCAAACTTAGTAGATACATGGAATGATTTAGGTCTTGCAGAATTTGAAAGAGAATGGGTGACAAATGTATCATCAACAGAGGTTGATACATTTAATCAAAATATTTTAGACAATCTTGACAAAGTAAAAAAGATTAAAATATTTGGTGGAGAGCCTGTTTTACTAGATAGAATGTGGCAGTTCTTAGATAAGATAGTCTGGCACGATGCACAAAAGATTGAAATAGAAATATGTTCTAACTTGACACAAATAGAATATAAAAAATGGTCATTAAAAGAACTTGATAGAAAATTTAAGAAACTAAAACTTATTGTTTCTTGTGACCACTTTGGTGATAAACTTGAATTTATTAGATATCCCATAGATGTAAAAGAGTTTGAAAAAAACTTAGAGATTATGAAAGACAATGTTATGATGATTAATTGTACTGTGAGTGTACTAAATGCATTTGACTTGAAAGAAATAGAAGAATACTATAAAGATTTTAGAGTTAATTATGAACCTGTATATAGTCCAGCATCTTTATCGATAAAGAATTTACCGAACAAAGAAGACATGATTTATATACCTAATGACTTGATACGAAATGAATTATTGAAAGAAACTAACGATGATGAGTATAAAAAAGGAATCTTATATATACAAGCGTTGACATCGCACAGAAGAGGGAAAAATGAAAAAACAATATTGTAACATCAAAATCGACACCGACAGAGACCAAAACTTTTCAGACCAAGCACAGAAACTTTTAAAAGATTATTATTGTTTAGATGATGAACCTTCTCCACAATACGCACTAGCAAGAGCATCAAACGCCTACTGTTATGGTGACAGAGAACTTGCACAAAGAATTTACGATTACGCATCCAAAGGTTGGTTTATGTTTGCATCGCCAGTTTTATCAAATGCACCTCTTCCAAACAAAAAACCAAAGGCATTACCCATTTCTTGTTTTTTAACTTATGTACCAGATACATTAGAAGGATTAATTTCTCACACATCAGAACTTAGATGGTTGTCTGTTAAAGGTGGTGGAGTTGGTGGACATTGGTCAGGCGTTCGTTCTGTATCAGATGTTGCACCAGGCCCATTACCATTTATGCATACAGTAGATGCAGATATGCTAGCGTATCGTCAAGGTAGAACTAGAAAAGGAAGTTATGCGGCTTACTTAGATGTATCACACCCAGACATTGCAGAGTTCTTAACAATTCGTATTCCAACTGGTGACATTGGTCGTAAGTGTCTAAACTTACATAATGCAGTTAATGTTACAAATAAATTTATGGATGCAGTTAAACAAGGTTTAGATTGGGAACTTATTGACCCACATGATGGTACTGTTAGAGAAGTTGTTAAGGCAAGAAAGTTATGGGAACAAATTTTAGAAACAAGATTTAGAACAGGCGAACCTTATGTCAACTTCATTGATACTGCAAATGATAAAATGCCAAAGGCACTAAAAGATAAAGGACTAAAGATTCATGGTTCAAATCTATGCAACGAAATTCATTTACCTACTAGTGAAGATAGAACAGCAGTTTGTTGTTTATCATCTCTTAACTTAGAAAAGTACGATGATTATAAAGATTCAAATATTGTAAAAGACCTTATTACATTTTTAGATAATGTATTACAATTCTTTATAGATAATGCACCAGATGATTTATCAAGAGCAAAATTTTCTGCAACACAAGAAAGAAGTCTTGGACTTGGTGCTATGGGCTATCATTCCTATTTACAAAAACATATGATACCATTTGAAAAATCAGGACATATTAATAAAGAAATATTTTCTTGGATAAGAAAAGAAGCAGACGAACAAACTGTACTCTTAGGAAAAGAAAAGGGTGTTGCACCAGATATGGAAGGCACCGGAAGACGAAATGCTCATTGTCTTGCAATTGCACCTAATGCTAATAGTTCAATGATAGTAGGAACATCACCATCTATTGAACCTAATAAAGCAAATGCATATACACATAGAACTAGAGCAGGTTCGCATTTAATGAAAAATAAGTATCTTGAACAGATACTTGAAAAACACAAAATGAATAACGCTGAAGTTTGGACAGGTATTGTTACTAATGCAGGTTCTATACATCATCTTGATTTTTTAGATGATGAAACTAAAGAAGTATTCAAAACTGCTGTTGAGTTAGACCAAATGAGATTGGTTGAACTTGGTGGACAAAGACAAGCTTACTTAGACCAAGGTCAATCATTAAATTTGTTTTTTCCAGCAGGAGCATCGAAGAAGTATGTACAGTCAGCACACATGAGAGCATGGGAAAGTGGTTGTAAAGGACTTTACTATTTAAGAACGGAAGTTTCACATCGAGCAGAAAATATTGCTTCGAAAGTGAAGTTAGATAAATTAAGTGATTTTTCAGACATCAAAAAAGACGAAGAAGAATGTCTGGCTTGTCAAGCATAAACATAAAGGAGAAATAAGAAATGGATGTACAAATATATTCAACGCCAACTTGCGGTTATTGTCTAAACGCAAAGAATTGGTTTAATGAACACGGAATTGAGTTTACTGAACACTCGTTAATCAATGAAGAAGAAAAGTTAGAATTTTTCCAAAGAGTTAATAATGTAGAGGAAAAGATAGGAAACAAGGCAAGTAGTATTATGTCTGTTCCACAAATTTTTGTGAATGGTGAAAGAATTGGTGGTTATGCACAATTGCTTGAAAGTTCAGAAAAGATTCTTAAAAAAAGAGGTGGTGGACTTTACAAGTTTAACGAAACATACAAACCTTTCCATTATCCTTGGGCAGTTGACTTTGTTCAAAAACATGAAAAAGTTCATTGGATTGAAGATGAGGTTGACCTATCCGAAGATGTAACAGATTGGAAAGGCGGCAAGATGACTGATATTGAAAAAGAATTTGTAACACATGTTCTTAGACTTTTCACACAATCAGATGTTGCTGTTGGACAAAACTATTATGACCAGTTCTTACCAAAGTTTAAAAACAATGAAATAAGAAACATGTTAGGTTCTTTTGCATCAAGAGAAGGAATACATCAAAGAGCATATGCATTATTAAATGAAACACTTGGTTTACCAGACGAAGAGTTTCACGCATTCCTAGAGTATCAAGAGATGGCTGACAAGGTTGATTTCATGATGAATTCAAATGTAAGTACAAAAAGAGGAATGGCACTTGCACTTGCTAAATCAGTTATGAACGAAGGTATCTCATTATTTGCATCGTTTGTTATGTTACTAAACTTTCAAAGATTCGGTAAGATGAAAGGTTCTGGTAAGATTGTTGAGTGGTCAGTAAGAGATGAATCAATGCACGTTGAAGGTATTGCACATTTATTCAGAGCATTCTGTGCTGAAAATGCTTCTTTAGTTGACAATGAATTAAAGAAAGAAATCTATGAAATGTCAAGAAAAGTTGTTGAACTTGAAGATGCGTTTATTGAATTAGCATACAAAATGGGTGAACCAGAAGGTCTACCTAAAGAAGATGTTAAGACATATATAAGATATATCGCAGACAGACGATTACTACAACTTGGATTAAAGACAAACTTTAAAGTCAAAGAAAATCCGATACCATGGTTAGAGTGGATTTTAAATGCCGCAGACCATACAAACTTCTTTGAAAATAGAGTGACCGAGTATGAAGTCGCTGGATTAACTGGTGATTGGGGTGTTGCTTATGAAGACCCAAACTCTAAAGTTAATTGTGACGCAGATGAAGGTACATGTACAGTAGAAGAACATAACCATGATAAATTTGTACAAGAAAGTTTATTCTAATGAAAAAAAATATCTTATGTGAAGACTGCGAAGCAACATATGATATTAAACACACTTTAGATTCAAACTACTACATAATTGAGTACTGCCCATTTTGCGGTACTCAACATGATTTTGATGAAGAATTAACAGCATATGAGGATGAAGATGAATGAAAACACAATCGGCCAAAGCAAAGGGTCGTAGATTACAACAATGGTTTCGTGATTTACTGATTGAAAAGCTTAATATACATGAAGAAGATATAGAATCTAGAAGTATGGGCGCAGGTGGGGAAGACCTCATCATGGCCCGTGCGGCTAGGGAAAAGTTTCCTTATTCTATAGAATGCAAAAATCAAGAGGCACTTAATATTTGGAAGTCTTATGACCAGGCCAAAGAGAACTCTGGTAAGTATGAACCTATCGTAGTATTAAAAAGAAATAATACTAAACCCCTAGTCTTAGTAGATGCAGATTATTTTGTAAGATTGCATGATAAGTTGTGATACACTTTTGTATGGTAAAATATGGCGAAGAACTAAAAGGCCATCAAACTAGTAAACTAGTTAAGGACTTAATAGAACCTGTAAATAACAATGTTGAAAATGTAAAGTTTCACTTATTATCAGATACACCAATGGTTGATTTTTCAAATGATGTTCAAATTGTTAATCATTATTTAAAAGAAGAAGAAATCAAAAGACATAATCATTGGGTTAAATCTTATTTCTTTGACCCAGAGATGTTAAATGCAGATAAACACGATGAAACCATCGTAGTAGATATTGATATGTTCTGGCATGATGACCCTAGTTGTGTTATCAACTTTCCTATTAAAGAAGGTCAATTTGCAAGTATGCCAAGATGGTGGGCAAAAGATAAGATGAAAGATTGTCCTATTAGTGGTAACTACTATAAGTTTAAATCTCATGATTTTAAACATGTTGCACAAATATTTAAAATACACTATGAGTATTATCAAAAGTACTACTATGAAAATGGATTTGTAGAGAGAAAAGATTTGGGTGAACAAAACTTTGTTTGGGATATGGTTAAACATGCTGAACTTTTATTACAACCTGCACATTGGTGTTTCAAAGAATCACCCGAATACCCCGAAAGATATATCTATGCATTTGAAGATTACACAGGCGACAAGTATCTAGATTGGTATGATAAAGCAATTTGGACACATTCTAGAAAGGATACCCATTGAAAAAAGTTTTAGTATTAACTGCACACCCAGATGATTTAGAACTGGCGTGTGGTGGAACAGTTGCAAGATTTGTTGATGAAGGTGTTGAAGTAACAAACTTAATTGTTTGTTCAAATGTACCTCATAAAAAACATGTACTTGATTCTGCAAAAGTGCTTGGTTTTAATCCATTATATCTTGAACATAGAGATGAATCAATAACAAGAGAAGTTGTCGCAGAAATTGAGGCATTAATTAATATATCATCTTATGACTTACTCATAACGCATTGGAAAGAAGATTGGCATCAAGACCATAGATTCTGTCATGACTTAGGAAACAGTTTAAGACGAAAACAACCTTTAAATGTATGGTATATGAATGCATATCCTTATTGTCAAAAGTACACTAGTTTTGAGGCAAATGTCTTCGTAGATATTACTAAATACATAGAGCAAAAGAAAAATTCCATTTTATGTTACAAAAATGTACCAACAAAGTGGGCAAAAGATACAGAGCATCTTACTGCTTATCGTGGGGCTTTTATTGAAACCCAACATGCAGAAATATTTAAAGCAGATACTCTTATCGTATAGGAGTTAAAAATGACAGAGATAAATCAAACAATAGCAACGCCCCCTATTGAAGAAGACTGTATTGAATGTGATATTGTTATTGAAAATGGAGCATTTGACGGTTTTGAAGGCAAGACAATAAACATAACTGAAAATGCTAGTCAAGGTGATGTACAAGCAGGTATAGAATTTATCTATCATATGAGAGAACATATTGTAGATGTAGGTGTAGCAACAATTTATCTATTTACTTGTTATGCATTATATCTGTATCTAAAGAAAAAAATTCAAGCATAATATGGATATTGTTGAAGTATTGAATCAATATGGTTTTGCAACCCTAGCCGCAATCGGTATGGGTTACTTCATATACTTCATTTATACATATATAACAACTCAAGTTAAAGTTAAATTATCAGAGATGAGTACAGTTCTTATTGCTTTAATTGATAGAATTCGTATGTTAGATAATGATTTAATTAGATTGCGTTCTAAATTGAATACAGTTTTAACTTTAAGAGAAATAGAGAAATCAAAGAAAGATAAAGAATAAATACTAATATGAACAATAAAGAAAAATATTTACCCGGTCTTTTTATCCTAATAATCGTATTCATAGCATGGTTAGTAAAACCTGTCTATGCAAGTGAAATGTATTTTGAATTTGGTAACCCTGCATTTAGTGGAGATGGTTACTCTTCTCATGTACTATCTGTTGACCAATTACAAGAACAAAGAAGGCAAAAAATGAAAGATGAGGCAAAATCAGCAGCCTCAGCTGCAGAAAGAGCAGAAAAAAATAAAACTGTCAATAAGTTTATTGCAAATGTCGAATCAAGAATCTACGCAAACTTATCAAAACAATTAGTAGATAATATGTTTGGAACAAGTTGTGATAGTAGTACAACAACATGTCCAACTAGTGGTACTTCGGAGATAGAGGGTGCTACAATTGCTTGGGTTAAAGATACAACTTCCGATATAATAACATTGACTGTTACTTCTGATGATGGTACGATTACTGTTATAACAGTACCGATAGGGGATTTTGTATTTTAAGATAGATAATGGACAATATATTCTTTACTATACTTGCTGAATTTGGATTACCTGTAGCAGCCGCAGTTGTTATGGGATATTTTATATTCTTGATTTTAAAATATATACTTGAATCTGTTATAGGTCAAGTATCAGGAATGCATGGAATTATTATGGCGTTAGACAATAGAGTAAAAAACATGAATAATGATATGATTAAATTAGATATTCAAATATCAGATGCATTGAATTTGAGACAAGATGAAGAGAGAATAAGTAGGGCAGATGGTAAAGAAGACGCAAGGAGAGACTAAAGATGAAATCAAATATTCAGTCATACATTGGGGTGATAGTGTTGATTACATTGACCTTGTTATTAAGTGGTTGTCAAACTTCTCAAGGAAATAAATCAACATACAAAGGTTCTATGCCTTATGTTGAAGGTACACCAACAATAGACTTGTTGCATGATATACCTGATTTAGATAATCAACCAGTAATTACTATTGCAGTTTATGATTTTACAGACCAGTCAGGACAAAGAAAACCAAGTACAAAGTTTTCTCAATTATCGACAGCAGTAACACAAGGTGCTGATGTCTTTGTTATTAATGCATTAAAAAGTGTATCTGGTGGTGATTGGTTTCAAGTTATCGAAAGAAAAAATTTAGACAATCTTGTTAAAGAAAGACAACTTATTCGTTCAACAAGAGATTTATATGATGGTGAACAAGAAATAGAAAATATACTTAAACCACTTCTCTTTGCAGGTTTAATAGTTGAAGGTGGAATTGTAGGATACGACAGTAATACTAACTCTGGTGGTTTTGGTGCAAGATACTTTGGTATC